TGCCCGGTACCCGAGAGGTCGTAGGTATACAGCCCGGTCCCGTCGATGCCGGAGAGCACCGACGACAGCGCCGAGGCGATGGTGTTGCGGTTTGTCGGGCTCATGTGCTCCCCCGGTCAATGCTACCGGGCGCGGCCATTGTGACGCGGAGGGCGTCGCCAAGGGTGCTGGGGACCTCGGCGCGGGTGTCCCACCATGCCCGGCGAGCGTAGCCCGTCGCGGGTATCTCGGTCTCCTTCCGCAGCCACCACCGCACCACATCCTCCCCGCCCACCCGCTCCACAAGCGCGGCGAGAGCTGCCCGACCGGTGCCCTCCCGGATGAGGCGGAACCGGAGCGGCTCGGGGTAGTCGCGCGGGGATGCGTACCGGGAGACGCCCGCGGCCGTTTTGACATCCGGTGTGGGGATTGCCAGCCATTGCCGATTGACCGGGCGGATTACCGCGCCCTGGTCCTGTGCCCGTGCGTACCGCAGATTCTTTCCGCCGGTCCTACCCCCTGCGGAGAGGGTCGCGGCGAGCGGTACGCCCTGAATCGTGCGCCCGAATAGCGACGCCTGCCCGGCTGCGTCGACAGTCGCAACGGTTTTGCCCCCCTGCACCACCCGGCCGGCGATAGAGCGCCGCAGGGAGCCCGTGCGTGACCGTGGAGAGCGTGTGGCGTTGTCGACCGCCCGCGACTGCATCCGCAGCGCGAGAGCCGTGGCCCGCCGTTGCAGCACCCGCGCGAGCCGAGGCCCCGCCGAGGCGACCCGCTCCTCCCATTCTGCGACGGTTAGCCGCTCCATCACGGCACCGACAACCGGTAATCGGCGAGCATTTCCCGCACCTCCGGCAAAAGCGAGAGCGGCGCGACAGACCGCGACCCGCCGCGGGTGCTGGTCGAGCTGGAGCCCGCCGCGGATGTGTTGCCGATTTGGTGGATAGCCTGCACGATGGCCGCCTCGGTTAGAACCGGATGAGCTGCGACCACATACCCGGCGGAGACCACGACCCGATTTGCCCGGTGCGTCCGCCCCCACGATGCGGTTGCGTCGTCGAGGAGCTCCACCCGACGGCCCACGGCCACATACTCCCCGGAGCCGAGGAGGGTATCGGCGCCGTAATCCTGCGCGGGGTCGATGTGGACCGAGGTTACCGACAGAATCGGAGGCGCGGGAATGATGGCGGTCTGCGCGTCCTCGCCCGTTCCGAGGTCGTAGCGCCCCGGAAAAGTCGTGTAGGTCGCCGCTTCCATCGTCTGCGCGCCCGAATCGGGGACCGGATGCCCGCAGTAGCGCGCAAAAGCGCTGTCAATGCGCGAGAGGAGCGCGTTGATGGTCGTATCGTCGGCGCTGGATAGGCCGGGGGCGAGCTCCCGTACCTGCGCTGCGGTTGCGAGGGCCATTCCCTACCCCTCCGCGATGAGACGCGCGCGGGCGTCGATTGCCTCGACCACAGACGGCCGATGCTGCCCCCGGATTTCAGCCCACCGGAGACCGGAGAGCGAACCGTCGAGCGCACCGGAGGCGATGCGCTCGACGACAGACCGGGCCGACGCCCCCAGCTCCCGGACGGGTACTGGAGGCGCGGGGAGGGTTCCCCGGATGGCCCGGTCGAGGAGCATCATGCGCGCACGCGCTCCAGGGTAACCACAACGGTACCCGCGACGGCTACGCCGCTGGCCGCTTTCGTGATGGCCACTTTGACCGCGCCACCGTCGGCGATGAGGTTGGAGCCCGCGCCCGAAAGGGTCACGGATGCCACGCCACCATCGGCGATGTCACCGGTTCCGGTGGTGGTGGTGGACATAGCGCCCACCGAGGTACCACCCACCGACGCGGTGAAGGTCGCGTAGTTCGTGTCGTTTGCGGTCACAGCACCGTCGGCGACAAAATCCACGCCCACCACCTTCGCCTTTCCACCGGAGCGGTTGACCCCGTAGAGGTCGGCATCGGTGCCGGCGGTAGCAGCGGAGACAGGCACATAGAGCGCCAAGCTGATTCGTTCGGAGTTCATTTTCTTACCTCACTTGGCCATGTTGTAGGCGTAGCGGACGGCGGCATCGGTGGACTTGCTCATGTCCTTGAATCCGACGCGCTGGCGGGCGCGCATGTAGGTTCCGGCTACCGTAATGTCGTTCTGGAGACTCACGGTAGCGCCGGCGCGGAGCACGCGGCGGAACATGCGACGGTTGAGCACGACATAGCCGGTCTTGGTCTTGACCGAGTTGTCGTAGAGGCCGGAGGCGTTGAGGTCGGCGGGCATGGCGTCGGTCATGATGATGGGGTGACCGGCGATGCTCGCGACCTCGCCCGAGGCGATGGGTGCGCGGTTGCCGTAGTCGTTGGCACTCACGATGCCGGAGAGGCCGACGAAGTTTTTGAGGTACCCCTCGGGGCTGGTGATGATGGGCATGTCGCCCGGCACCGACCGAGGGCCGCCCACGGCGTTGATGTCGCTAAACAGCGTGGAGAGGCTGTGAGTGCTCCGGTCGATGCCGTTGGAATCGTCGAGAGCGATGGCGCGGAGACCAAGGAAGGTCTTGCGGTAGTCAATCGAGCCCGCGTCGATGGCGCCGAAGTAGCCGCGGAGGTCCCAATTTGCGAGGTCGTCCTGGTGGGTGGCTGCGGTGTCGCCGTTCAGGATGCTGAGCCGGAGGCCCATTGCCAAGCTGCGGCTGATGCTCTCACGGATGAACGGGAAAGCGGCCACGATGCTATCGGATGCGGCGTCCTCGTGGATGAGGACCATCGTGTACATGGGCGACGCGGTGAGCGTGATTTTGTTTGTGCCCACGGTGCTCTTGGCAAGCGCGGCCGGGTTGTCGCCGGTGGAGCCGCCGCCCTTGTAGGGGACGGGGTAGGCGGTGCCCACGGGCAGCTCGACCGATTCCGACGGGATGGTAATCTGGTCAAAAAGACCGATGAGCCCGTCCGGGTCGTATTCCTCGACCTGCCACATCGGAGAGGCGAGGAGCGGGGTAGGAATGAATTCGCCACCGCTGCCGGATTGGTCGTCCCATGCCCGGCGGATGGGGGCGGGCATCCGGGACCAAGCGCGCTGGACCTTGTTCCATGCGGACTTTTCGCGGCGCACCACATCAGCGCGGTAACCCTGGCCGCGGTGGTCGAAGGCGTCGCGACCGTGGCGGGCGACGGCGACCACATACAGGCTTTCGCATGCCTCGATGAGGTTGCGGTGTGCGTCGTTCACCGGGCGAGAGGCCAAGAGCCCATCCGCGTCGGACCGGAACAGCGCCGGGTCGTCGGACTCGTGACCGCGCAGGAAAACCCGGCCGTCGGTGTCAATGAATCGCTGCACGAGCTCGCGGTCGGAACCGCCGACGGTTGCCAGCGGGTCAACGCTGCGGGCCTTGCTCTCGGCAAGCTCCTGCCGGACGGTCCGGAGGTCGTCGGCCATGCGGGCGATTTGCTCGCTCTGCTCGGATGCGGTGCGGGCGCCCGCCTCAACCTTATCGGCGAGGTGCTGGGCCTTTTGGGCGGTCTGAGCGGCGAAAGCCTGCCACTCTTGTTGCGTCTGGGGCATGTCTGCTCCGTTGTTGGTGAAATGCCCAGCATGGGCGGTGCTCATGTTCATAGCACGAAACATGAGCGAGGGAACATGTCAAGTCCAGGGGAGCCGGGGAGAGGTCGCCGCGGCGGGGCTGTAGGGTAGGCCGGTCTCCTGCGCTTGCCGGATGACAGACCGGGCGACCTGCTCCTCCCCAGCGGACCGGGCGAGGGCTGCGCGGGGATTCATCGGCATGGGCGTGACGCTACACTCCATGAGCCGCGGCCGCACATACACGGCGCCGCGGCTGGCATACCGCGGGTCATCCTCGGCGAGAGAGGCGCGGGCGATGACAGCCGCCGGCCGGAATCCAACCGAGACCGTGCGGAGCACACCCTCGGCGAGCAATGCGGCGACCGTCACCGACAGCGGGTAGCTCTCGACCGGGGTGGGGATGAGGTCACCGCGGAGGGTCATCCCGTCCGAGCTCACATTCTCCCACCGGCCAATCGGCGGCGCGCTGTAGTCGTGATTGTACGGTGCCACGGGATTGGCGCGAAACTCCGACATATCCCACGACTGCTCTACGATGTCCTCGGCGCGGTCGCTGCCGGCGTCGGACATCACGAAGCGGTACCGGGCCGGCATCCCCTCGGGCTGCTCCTCGTCGGTGTCCTCGTCGCCGTCCATCACCCGCAGCACAGACCGGTAGGAAAGCGCGAGAGGAGACGCACCGACAGACCCGGCGAGCCGTTGCACGATGTCTGCGTCCAGGAGCTGGTCGAGATGCGACGCGGAGCCGCGGGCGATTGCGTGCACATCCTCGGTGGTGCCGTCGACGGCCTCGGCCATGCGGGACACGAGGGCCGGCGCGTAGCCGGCGCGCGTTGCTGCGCCAATCCATCCGCGGACCACATCGGAGGGTGTGGAGGTGATAACAATCGGTGAAAACATGCGGCTATCCCTGAATCTGGACCGGTCGCACGACGCACCGGCAGTTGATGTCTTCGGAGGGAACAAAAAACAAACCGGGTCCGAGCCCTGCTGCGCCTGATTCAGAATCAAAAGGCTCGCCCGGTTGTCGGAGCTGTCCGTCCAGCTCCACATGAGTAGGCCGAACCGCATCGTCTCGGCTGCTCACCCACTCGCGCATGAATGTAACCCCGAGGTCTGCGGCTTGACCGAACGCCATCTCCTGCCCTTCGGAGACCGTGCGGGCGGTTTCCGTGCGGGCGATGGTGAGCGCGCGCGCCGGAGAGAATCCGTGGTCCAGCATAATGGCCCGCTGTAGGTCGGAGACCGTGGCACCCTCGGCGAGAGCCGACCGCACGAGCACCGCCACCCGGTCTCGGGTCACCTGCTGAACCTGGGTAATCATCTGGGCGATGATTTGCTGCGACGGGTCGAGCGTCGGGTCAAATCGCACCTCGTCAATGAGGCGCCGGGCCACGATGGCGTAAGACCGCCGGACGCCTCGCTCCACCGTCGCCGCGTCGAACGATTCCCGCACGATGGCGAGCTCGACCTCATCCATGAGAATCGCGCGGAGCTCCTCGTCGCTCACATTGCGCCGGATGCTCCGCGTCCCTGAGAGCACCCGGCCCACGCGGTCGGCGTAGCGGCGGGCCTGCTCGGGGAAGATTCCGCCGCGGCCCCGTCGCCATTCAGCCCGGATTTGCCGCTCTGTCGGCCGTTGCACCGCGTCAAGCCATCCACGCCAGTACACATCCCGCGGCGCGTCTGCATGGACTGCGACGGCCCGTAGGACCGGACCGCAGACCTCGAGGGCAGACCGGCGACGCGGCTTGTCTGCGGCCTCCAGTTGCCGGCGCTTGCCCCGGCTCCAGGCGTGCCCGGCATCCCCGCCCCACAAATCCCACGCGATGCGCAGATTGCTCGGGGGACGGTCGCCGCCGAGGCTCCAGGCGTCGGTCCCTTTCTGCCGGTTTGCCTCACCCGCAAAACGCTCAAAAAAGGCGAACATATCGCGCACATTGTCGGGATGGATGCGCACACCCTCCACGATGCGGCGGGCCATCGTGTAGCCCTTGCGCGTGCCTCCCCGGCGATACTTCCGCCGGAGCTCCAGACCTCGACCGGCGGCGCGGCGCATCTGCTTTGAGCTGGTGAGGTCGATGTCGTCGTAGCGGCTGGGGATGCTGCCCCCCGCGCGGTTGACCGTCTCCAGCTCGCCCCCGTAGGGTAGCCCGACGGTCACAGGAGCTCCCCAAGCATGTCGAGGAGAGCCGCTACCTCGGTCCGGAGGTCGTCGTCGTCGTCCGGGTCGTCGTCGGTGAGCATCGAGGCCAGCGACGCGGCCTGTGCCCGGAGGTCGGCGCGGGTGCCGTCGTCCTCCTCGACCGGGGTGGGCTCGGGGTCTGTCGGTGCCGTCGGCTCGGGTGCTCCGGGCGTCTCGGGGTCCACACCAAAAGATGCCAGCTCGGGCGCGTCGTCGAACCGCTCGAAGGCGTAGGCGTCGGCCGGGCTCATCCCGTTCGCGATGTGGAGGGCGACCCGTTCGAGGCGCTCCGTTCGCCCGTCCTCCATCTCGGGGAGCACATGGCGCACCCGCACCCCGGCAAAGCCGAGGCGCCGGGCGAGGTCGGTGAGGGCGTCGTCAATGAGGGCGGCGAGCGGGGTGAGGGTGTCGACAATGTACGAACGGCGCTCCATTTCCGCGGTTGCATAGTTGGCCGACTGGAGCCCGAGGAGGGTAGGCGGCACACCGGTAACGGCGACCACAACCGACCGCGCGTATTCTCGGGCCTCCACCCCGCCCATTTCGCCCACGGTCCAGTCGAGCGCCTCAAACTGCCCGGCGCCGGACATCACCGCCACCCCGCCGGTCTGCTCGGTGAGGATGCGATCAATCTGCGTCTGCATGTCCCGCACTTGCGGACGGCCCCAAGTCTGCTTCGGGTCGCGCGGCACATACGCGGCATCCGGGCGGCCGCGGCTTGCCTTCCGCGCCATCTGCGCGGCCATCGCCACATCAGCGGCAAGGTCCCGGTCCATCGGCTGCACCTCGCCCGTACCGTACAGGCGTTGTGGGCCTCGACCGGCCGACGACATCCGAAGATGCCC